TGAAAGCTGGCCGGCGGAGTTTACCCGGGTCTCGTAGCTCAAATCGGACCAGGGTGCCTGCGCGATGACGCGACGATCCTGGATGCTGCGCACCAGCAGGACGCTGCCGGTAACCGGTACCGTGCCGATGGCCGTGGTCATACGCTGGCCGATCGCATCTCGACCTGTGCCGCACCGGTCCCGCCCTTGCTGTTGAGTCGCACGGTCCAGGTGCCGGGTGGGCAAACGGGGAATGTCGATCCCACGGCCAACACGTCACGACGAGCTACGCCGTTTAACAGAATCTGCTGGGTCCGGGTGATCACCAGGACGTCGCCCGTCTGCACCACCAGGTTTAGCGTAATGGTCGCGTAGCCCACGACCTCGATGGCCGGAGTATCGAGCGCGGTGCCGGTAATGGTGATGGTGAGCGGTGACGGTACGTTGCCGTTGTTGACGATCGTACCGCTGGCCACGGTCTGCACGGTCGAAGGATACTGCCAGCCCTTCGGCGCGACGTAGTTGGGCGCGCCCGACTGATAACCGCGGTAGTAGGTGCGCCCGCCAACGCGGGGTGCCCCGGCAATGAGTGCGATGTTCTGGTAGTCCGAACCGTACACCCGCGGGTCGGCGCAGTAGAACTGCATGGCGATGTCGCCCAAACGCCAGTCGTACTCCATGTCGGTCGGCATCTGGGCTTTGCGAAGCTTGGCGTAGACGATTCGGCCGTCGGTCAGCGTGAGGACATCCTCGTTCCGGGTGGGCAGCAGCGCCTGGCGGGCCGCCACGCGACGCGCTTCCAGGTCGGGCCCGTCATCGGCCTGAATGCCGAGACCCATGTTGATGACACGCGCCTCCAGGTAGTCCGGGCCCGACCAGTCACCGTCATATTGGGGGCGTGCGACGTCGCTGGTTCGCACCGAGGGTAAGTCGTCAATGCCCTCGATACTCGTGACTGGGTATCGAGTGCCCGGACCGAAGGTCAGACCCCGCCAGGTTCCCGATTGGGTCGATCTCATGCTGGCACCAACCCTCCCACTCGCGCGTTCCACACGATCTCACTGGCAACGTCCTCCGGCTGGAGCTGCGTGCCGTAGCTGCGGGCATCGATATTGTAGTTGGTCGCACCCGTGCCGATCGCGGCACCGGTCGGTGCGCCCCCGGGCGCGAGTGCGTTCGCGCTGGAGATGATGCGGGTGACGTCCGAGATGCTGGCGTTGATGGCCGGGATGCCGGCCCGCAGACCGAGATCGAGCCCCTGCATCGTCTGCAGGCCGATCGCCCTCATCACTCGCGACGGCGAGCTAATGCCCAGGGCCGCGCGCACCGGACCAGGGATCAAGCCAGTCAGGTAGCTGACGATCGCGCCACCCATCGATTGCAGGCCCGACAACAGGCCATTGATGATCGATTGGCCAACACCGAACAGCAGGCTGCCCAGGCCACCCAATGCGCCAAGGATTGCGCCGGGGATGCCGCGCACAAAACTAACCACGTTGTTGACCGCGCCCGAGACGCCCGACACCACGTTATTGAATGCGTTGACTAGCCCATTCCAAACGACACCGGCAACGCCAGCGATGGCCGACCCAATCTGTCCCGGTAGCGCCGCAATGCGCGCCACCATGTTGCCGGCCCACTGCATCACGCCTTGGAAGGCGGCGACGACCCGGCCCCAGAACGCTTGGGCTGCGGCGCCCACCGCCGAGGCAAATCCCACAAATGTCGACCACAGTCCTAGCACGATCGCGCGAAACGTGGCGCTGTGATTCCAGGCGATAATGATTACGGCGATTAGCGCGGCGATTCCCGCGATCACCAAACCGATCGGGTTCGCGGTCAGCGCGACGTTAAGCAGCCATTGGACCGCGGTCCATGCAATGGTGGCCGCGCGCACAACACCGGACCACAGGGCCATTGCCGCCATCGCGGCACCCTGAGCAATGAGCTGTGCGTTCAAGATGGCCAACACGACGGTCACGCCGATGATCACGTCGGACCACTGCTGGACCCAGGTCACCACGCTTTGGATGGCGCCGATGAACGCCGTAACTCCACCGATTACTGCGTTTAGGCCGCTCAATACCGCCAGATAGGCGGGCGCGAGCTTCTCGCCAAGGGCCGCCTGAGCGTTCGCCGTTTCGGCGGCGATAGTCTTCTGGGTGTTGGCAACGCTGTCGCCCGACCGTGCGAAATCACCCTGCGCGTCGGCCGTCTCCTTGTAAATCAGCGATTGCGTTGCGAGGATCCGGCTGTGCGCGTCGAGCGCCTGACCATGTGCGATCAGCCCCATCCGCTCGGCCTCTTGCTGAACGGCTGCCGCGTTAATCAGTACGCCATACTTCTCGATTGGATCGGTTTCGCCACGGAACGCGGCACCGATGGCGTCGATAGCCTCCGCTGGTGACGTTCCGCGGAAGCTGGCCATATCGCCCGCGAGCTGTGTTAGGTTGTTTGAGAATCCAGCCAACGGCGCTCCGGTCAGACCGGCCGCCTTACCGAAAGTGCCGAACGTGATTGCTGCGTTGAGAGCCTCGGCCTGGCTAACCCCGATCGCTGTTGCCGCTTGCTTTGAATAGGACTCCACCGCGCCGAAGCTGGTCCCGAACACGACACCCGCGGCTTGGGTCGCATCCTGCAGGCTGGCGTACTGTTCAATCGACCCGCTGACGAACTCGACGACCTTGGCCCCGGCCTGTTCGAGTATACCTCCAGCGAACGTCCCGATGGTTGAGCCGAGCGCGGCGCCGATCCCGGCACCTCGGGCCGTAGCCTCGGTCTGAGCCTTCTCAAGATCGGACATGTCGATCCTGATCTTGCCGACTAGGTCAGGCAGTAGGGCCATGGCTCATTCCTTTGGATCGCTGTGCGAGTGCGCCGAGCGCCATCGCAAACGCGGCCGTGCCCTGAGTCTCCGGCCTGCGTGCCTGCTCCGCCAGCGGCCGTGAGGCTTTGGGGTCATTGGCATAGCGATACTCCGTCGCCAACATCGAGAGTTGGCGCGGAGTCATCGCTTCCCATTCTTCTTGCGTGCGTTGGAGCGTGACGGTGGCTGCGAAATACCATTGAGCCCAGGGGATCCGGGTTGTTGTATCGGACCCGACTGGGCTAGGGCTTTTTCCCCCAGTTCACCGAACGCATCGGTGAACGCCACCGTGAACACCTCGACTATGTTCTCCAACTCGGATGGCGGGATGCCCGACGCGATTTCGCGCCGGGCCGCCGCGGTGTCGTCGAAGTGGTGTAGCAGACCGGCATGGATGACATCGATCAGCAGCTTGATCACGGGCCGGTCGAGCCTTACCTGCCCGTGATCGTCGGTAATCAGACGCTGCATGTCGCCCAGTGAGCCAAATTGCAGTTCGATCTTCTCCAGACTCAACATGGAGTAGATCAGTTCATATTGCTGGCCACCGATCGTGACGATCTGGCCCGAACCATTGGATGTGCCTGGCAAGGGGGTTTCCCTTCACGGCCGTTGAAGTGCCACGCGGGCCAGGGTGGGCGCGCGACCTTCTAAAAGGGGTAGGGTTATCCGCGACCGGCCACTCCGCCTCGGCCAACCGTCGCGTCGTGCGCGTCCAGATGGTTCTGGCACATGAGTATTCCGTCGCGTGTGTCGACGCCGTCGGTGACGGCCGATTGCGGGGCAGTCATCAGACGCTCGAGTCTGGTGCCCACGGAGCAGGCGCCGTGTAGGAGTCGACGATGGTGACGGCTAGCCAGTCACCCGAACCGACCGGTGGGTTGATGTTGATCTCGGCGCTGACGGTCTGGTAGTCCTCCTCAGCCGCGCCGAACTCCGGGAACTTCGACAGTGAGCAGCGCGTCATGCTGAATAGCACCGCGCCACCCGGCAGGTCCTGTGCCGCCGAGGCGACCCGCATGCCGAACGGCTGTGGGAACGCCGTGATCGGCAGCTGCCATCCCATGCCCGCGTACGGATCGGTGTCGGACGCGGGTGCCGCACCGCCCAACATCACCTTGAGCGCCATCAGCGATAGCTTGGCGTGTTCGAAGCTGGCGGTCACGGCGGTCAGCACGGACTGACTATCGATCAGTCGGTTGTCACCGCGGAGGGACTTGGTCTCCATCGAGCCGGTGATCTTGAACGACTTGATGCCCGGGATGTCGAACCATTCCCCGAACGTCGGATCCGAGCCCGCCGCGTCGGCGGTCAGCGCGGCAATCTGCGCGTGCTGGACGGCGTATACCTTGGTGATTCCCTGGCTTGCGAGCGGGGTTGCCACGAGCGGCTCCGGTCCTGTCATTGTTACTCCTAGGCCGCTGGAGTTGCCAGCGTCCGGTCGATTTCCAACGTGACGATGGTTCGGCGCACGTTATCGTCGACCACGCTGGAGCGGGTCAACACGCGCACGCCCGATACGACGTTGGTCCATGATGGCAGACGGGATTGGTGTAGTGCGGCGCAGACCTGGTCCTCCAGGCCGATGACCTCGGTGCGGGTACCGTCCTGCGAACGTAGCCCTTGGTAGATGTCGACCTGCACCTGTTCGCGGACCCACAGCTCGCCCGCGATGTCGGTGTCTCCGGTCGGCACGACGGTCCAGGCCACGCCCTCGACGATCACCGCGAACGGCATGCTGGCCTTCGGCGGGGCCAGGTCGCGATAGCCGGCAACACCGAGTCCCAGTTGCTCGATGGTGTACTTGATGGCACCGGCCAGGGTCGCGTTGCTCACTTGCGCTTCCGTCCTCCACGCTTGCGCATCGCGTTCGAGATCGCGGCGGCCTTCGACTTGGACATGCCCTTCTTGCGCAGGGCCTCATAGACGAGCGGCTTCTTGATAGACTTGCCGTGCTGGTGGCCCGGCATCATTCCAATCCTTCCCGTACGACTCGGGTGTACTCAGCGACCGCGGCTGCCATGCCCGGTCGCATGTACGGATGGGCCCGCATGTGCCGAGTGCCGAACTCCTGGAACGGCGCGTAGAGCACGTCGGCACTCAGAACCACGGTGACAGACTCGCCTCCGTGATCCACCGATCCCTCGATGCCTGCGCGGAGTCGCCCAGTACGTACGGGCGCACGCGCCTTGGCCTCGCGTTGGGCCAAATTCGCGAGCTTCTCAGCGTTGGCGGCAATCTGTGTCTCCCACTCCGCAAAGTGGAGCGCGATGGCCTTTCGCCAGGCTGCTTCATTGACCCAGCGGATCTCAACCCTCTGGCTCGGCATAACGTAAGGCCCGATCCCCGCGATCGATGCGATAGGTCTGGTGCGCGTCGTCGTGATCCCAGTAGACCTGCAGCTCGGTGTCGCGGCTCACGTCGACGGTGCGGTCGCTCTCGACGTCGTGGTGGACCTGGACGTCGCGCTTCGACGGTGGCGGCTTGCTAGCCGGCATGGGGGGTCACGTCCGGGAGTGCGTCGAGCGCGGTGGCGACCGCTTCGAGGTGTTCCGAGCACAGGGATTGCCCGGCCAGCACCGCGACCGCCTCGGCCATGGTGGCGCCGTGCGACTTCAGATAACAGGCGACACAGGTCATAGTACCATCACCCTATTCGTCTTGTGCGGTTCGAGCCAGGCGTCCACGACAGGATCGCCCGTAGTGCGTTCATTTGCCACCCCAGAAGGCGGACCGGGGTCCGTCTCGTCCTGCATGGTTGGAGCTGGAGGTCGGCCGATGGGGTTCCCTTCGGCGTCGGCCTGAGCGGTGAAGGGTGCTGGCGCGAATAGTGCTGCGAGCCTGGCCGCAGCCATCTGTACGCCCGCCGGAGTCGATCGGCTGCCAAAATCACCAGCCACATCGTATTGACCAGTGCCCAAATCGTCCGGGCTCCACGTGTGTCCGTCGACGCCCAGGGATCCGGTTTCGACCGACGCGGCCCAGCGGGAGAGTCGGCCCTCACCTAGACTCACCTGTACCTGGAGCGTCAAGCTCGTCGGTTCCCAAATCTCCCGGGTATAAGCGTCGATTACTATCCGGGCCGCGTCGATCGCGGCCTGGACCTCCGTGTCCGTGCCCGACGCACCCGCACTCCTCGCTTGATCCAGGCTGCAATAGCTCATCCGGACCTCGATAATGTTTGGGCGGGAGAGGGGCCATGTCGTCCCCCCTCCCGCAGCAGGAGCAGCGTACCGTCACGTAGCCGACAGCTTGACAAAGGCCGCCGGGGCGTAGACGGCGAGCTGGCACCGAGTCTCCGCCAGCAGCACCAGGATGTTCTTCGTGAAGTTGACGTCGTGCGAGTCGCTCATGAAGAGGCGCACGCCCGGCTTACGCCAAAGAGTCGCGCCCTCCTTCCACGCCCCGACCAGACCGACACCCGACGCGATTGCCGTGGTCGGCACCACCGGCAGGCCCCACACGCGCGGGGCGGTCACCGACGACGGGTCCTTGGTGAAGAGGAACGTGCCGGTGGTCGAATCCTGCGTCAGCTCGACGGCCTCCCAGTCGGACGGATGCAACACGACACCGCTGGGGGTGTAGCCCGAGATCTGGGACTTGGTGATCGCCTTGCGAATCGCGATCAGCATGCCCGCCGTGGTGAGCTGGCTCTGGATGCCCGAGGTGTTCAGGATCCCTCGGATGTTCGGCGGGGTGCCGTCACCGTTGATGAGCTGGCTGTCGATGCGCTTCTCGACGCTGTACGACAGGCGGCCCTGGATGTAGCCGGTCAGCTGTGCGTTGTCCTCGGCCGAGGCCCGGGTTAGCGGGATCCAAACCGCGACCGTGGCCAGGCTGGCGCTCGCCACACTGAACGACATGGTGGCTTCGGGCTTGGCCGACCCCTCGGCGACCTCGACCGCACCCGCGTCAGCAGACCCATCGACCACCCATTCGATCGCACCCGACGTGGCGGTCTGCTGATCAAGCAGATCGGCCACGCGCAACACCATGTCCGGGGGATAGTAAATCCCGGGCAAACGCTCCTTCTGTGTCGGGAACGTTGCGGTCGTGACCAGCGTTCGGAGGTCGGTGGCGTTCGGGAGGTTCAGGATCTCATGGCTGCCGGACATGCCGCGGGCGCGGTATGCCTCGATGCCCGTGGTGAGCTGGGCCCGCCAGTTGGAGGGAATCGGGAGTTCGGGCTCCGGGGTGGAACGCTCCTCCGGCGGACGCTGACCGCGCGGGAGCCGGTTGCCTCCACCGTCCGGCCGCCAACGTTCGGTGACCTCGACGTTGGCGAGGCGCTGGCGACGGGCGTTGGTCGCCTCGGTGACGACGTTGCGCCGTTCGATCTCGCTGGCGATGGCGTCCGCACGGGTCGCGTCGTCGTCGGTCGCGTCATCGCCCTGGAGCGCCTCCAGCGCCTCGTCCCGCGCCTGGCGCAGCTCCGTGTCGGTGAACTGGGTGTAGTCGACCGGCGGGGCCGATGCGGTGCGCCATCCGGTGGCGAGGAACGCGCGTGCGTGCGCTCGTGCGATCTGCGTCGCGGTAAACGGTGTGTACAATGAACTGCCTCTCAATCAGCGGGTGAGTAGGGAGCTTGACCGTAGGCGGAGTCTTGCAACGGCCAGGCGCCGATCGGCGGCAGCAACCGATCGTGAGGAGGTGAATTGCGCGCCGGGGACCGCGGCCATGCGAGCCGTGATCTGGCTGACCTCCACGAGCTTGACAGCGATGATCCGATTGGGGGTCTCTTCGTCGGTGATGGCTTCCCGGAACCCTACCGACAACTCGGGAGCTGAGCCGGTCCCGGCCTTGGTACGAGCGTCCCGCCCGTCCCGTGTTTGGTCCCACCAGCCCTGGATGTGCAGCCCTTCGGACATGTCCTGCGCACGGAACATCCCGACCGGGGTGGTGGGATCGTGCATCCAGCACAGCGCGTACGGCTCGGCGTCGAGGCCGCCGGCCAACCAGCAGCCGGGGGCGAACTCCGTGCCGTATGCGTCGACCACGTTGTGGCGACAGGCCCAGCCCTGGAAGTGGGGGACCGTGGGATCGTCGCCCTCAATCCGCAGATCGAGGTCGGCTAGAGAGATGTATCGGTAACCGTCAGATGCGATTTCCATCGGGATCTCTACCATTCCATCTGTAGACGCGGCCCTCGCGGGTCCGCACCTTGGTAGAGCCCGGAATAAAGTCAGTAACGTCGGTGCGCTCGATGGTGCGAAGGTACGTCCAAGTACCGTACACACCAATCGTCAGGTCGAGCTGGCGAGGCAGATCGCCAATGTGCTCACCTGTCTGGCCATCAAGCGGGCCGTCCTTGAGCAGGATCGCCTGACCCGTGCGGTCAGCGGGGAGTGGACGGGTCGGGATGACGAGCTTGGTCATGGGGCAGATCCAATCGCGGGCGGCGCGGAGGCGGCCTGAGCGCGACTCCGATAAGGGGATACCGTCACCGCGCCCAGGCCACCCGGCAGGGGTTCTAGTCCTACCCCTGCGCGTGCTTCATCGATCGTCAGGACATCGGCATTGACCAGTTGGATGGTGCGAGAAACGCGTTGGTCAGTCGATTCCTGTAGAGCTTCGACCTCCTCCGTGTGAAACTGGGCAGTCTGCAGGATGTCCGGCACGACTTGCAGGTCAATTTCGGACGCCACGACCTGCAGTTTAGGGAGAATCGTGTCGGACCACAGTGTGGCACGAGCTGCTGCCCGGTTTTCGTATGTGGTCCCACCCATCAGGTAGTCGCGCGGCACGCCGAAGGCGAGCATCACCTCGTCGGCCGAGCGAACCCGGGTGTCGAGATATCCCACCTCCTCCGCTGTGAGCGATATCCGGTCGTAGTGGGCTTGGGTCGGCCCACTCAAAATCAAATGCCGGCCCGCGTCCTCCGGTCGTTCGTGACGGGCCTGCAGGTCGGCCTTGACCTGCTTGTGGGTGTTCTCGTCGACATCACCGAGATAGACCACGCCTCCGGGTGTGCCACCGCGGGACAGCGAAGCGGACTGGTATCGGCGGGCGTACTCGTCCAATTCGATCGCGTGCCGCGCGGCGCGCAACGGTGGCAGGTACGACCAGACGTCGTCGGGGTCGGGGTAGCGTAACCACAACATCTCCTCGGGCAGCAACACGCCGGTCTTGCCCGAGGCCCCGCCAACTTGATACCCAACCAGGACCTCGATGCCGTCGGGCCCAGTGTTGTCGACAATCGGCTGGACCGTCCAGCTCTGGTCGAGCACATGTATCGATTGAACCGCGCCCTGACCGGTGGTGCCACGGTCCATAAAGATGTAGCACTGGCCCTGAGTTTCCAGTCTCAGCCAGGCTATCTCGCGCAACACTCGCGCTGACATGTAGTTGTTCGGCGCGTGGTTCCAGAGGCCCGTGATGTCGTTCGGTACGGGCGTCCCCTCGATGTTCACCACTTCGAGCGGGACCGTTGCGGCGTTGGTGGCAATGGCGGCAATGCACCGATAAGCAACGGCGCTGTTTCGCCATCCGGTATCGCCCTCCAGGTACCACTGCATGAGTCCGTCTGGACCCATTGTCACATAGATCGTGTCAGTCCCGGCTCGTTGAATCGAACCGCCGGGATAGTCACTTGGCATGGATCGACGCGCCCAGCTATGGCGTGCCTGGTCTGCCAGCAGGCTCACCGCGCTTTTGAGCGCGCCGACCCAGCCTCCCCCGGGCTCAATCGGGGAGCTTGTGCTACGCGACATCCGCCATCCCACGCCTCCGGAAGAATAGGTGAGACACTGCCCATACCAGCGAGTCGAGACGGTCCGGGGACAAGCGGTCGGTCGGTGTCCACGTGCACATCTGATCCTCCAGCGCGTGGTGGATCCCCACGTGGTGCATCAATCCCTGTTCGTACAGGGTGCTCACCGGCTCCGCTCGAAGCCTCTTACCCTTGCTGGCGGTGACTGGGCGGTATTTCACTCCTCGCGGCAGACGTTCGGATTCCAATGTTGTGCGGACCATCTCGCCACCGTTGTTGGTCTCGGCGACGATGTAGCTGGCGCGCCAGGCTTGGGCAGCCTGAATCGCAGCTTGAGCCCATCCATGGGGGGTGTAGTGACCCGAAAGGTCGGCTAGGACAAAGCCCTCCTGATCCAGCCTCCCGACGACAATAATGCCCGTTTCATCGCCGCCGTAGGTCACTGCCGGGTCGATCGCAACGCAAATCTCCATCTGACGAAGGAACGGTTCGACCATGGGCAGGTCGGCCCGGTGCTCGTCGATGAGATCTACCGTCCAGAGAGCGCCCTCAACGTCTTCGAGTAGCTCCCCATCCAGCTCCTGTCTCCCCAGTCGCGACCCTTCGTATTTGCGCAGAATTTGGTCACGAAAGACGGGAGCTAGATTGTACAGATTGTCGTACG